TAAACGTTTGTAAAACAATACTTGCGAATAACCTAACAAGTAAACGGCTAATAAAGCGTATTAAAAAATAACTTTACCAAAAAGTAAAAGCAAAGCAAAATAAAGTAAAAGTATTTTTCCTACATCCAAAAGCCTTAAACTTTTGTTTTCCCGTCCCTTAACTGTCTTTATTATCGTTTAGTTTCTCTTTTTTGTATACACTCTTTATGTAAAACATTTTGTTGAATAAATACACGCTATAAGTTTACAAAGTAAACCAGACAGAAAAGCTATGCATCTCAAACATACAAGATTTACAATGTAAGCCCCGGAACGTCTACAAAAGTATACGCTATGCAGCTGTGTAGTATATTATGGGATTGGGCGGAAAGAGCCGAGTACCTTTACACACACAGAAAAATTTTTCCCTGAAAACGAACAAAAACTCCGACTGAAAATTTTTTTTACCCTGAAAACTTGTAAAATTCCCGAGGCTGCACGTATGTATACAGGTGTATGATTTTGTATACAGTTATGTTATGATGTATAAAAAAATATACACATGTAAAAAAAAGGTGCGGTGTTTTGTAAAAAACCTCGCGGTATGAATAAAAATTTATTAGCTAAATGGTCTTGAAAAAGCGAAAAAGCTGAGATATGATAAAAAAGGAATTTACATTGTAATAAGGGGCTGTTATGATTAAATTAAACTGTGTTGCACAGGGAACTATCCGTCTGGCTGAGTGTACGCCGTTTCAGGGCAACTTGAAGAAGAGGACAGAGGCAGAAATAAATGAGCTAATGTCCTCGATAAAAAACGAGGGTATGATGATGCCCTTCGCAATCTGGCAGAACGAGGGAAAGAACTTTCTGCTTGACGGCCACGGACGGTATGAGGCTTTGAAAAAGCTTGCCCTTTACGAACCTGATATAAACGCCGAAGAGTTTCCGTGTGTGTTTATCAAGGCTGACTGTGAGAACGACGCGAGGAAAGCCCTGCTGCAGATTACAAGCTCATACGGTACTATTACCAAAATGGGTGTAAAACAGTTTACAGTGTCAATACCGGATTATCGCGCTCCGTCAATCAATAAGTTTGTTATGAGCGTAAAAAAAACCGGCATAAAGCCGGTTATAGATAAACAGGTGAAAATGCCTGCCGAGAACATTATCAGGATACGTGTAAAGGACGGTGCCAAAGACGTTGACGGTACTCCGATTACAAGAGAACGTGTCCTGAGTATTCTCGGACAATTTTCTTACTTGGAGATTTTGTAATAAATGTCGGACGTGATTTTACAGGAAGAAACAAAGGTTGAGGAAACCCAGAATAATGCTGCGGTGTCTTTTACAGAACTTACGAAGAATATGTTTGCTGAGGACGCTATTCAGCCGTGGCACAGGCCGGAACGCAGATGTACTATAGCCGAGAGCTTTGATAGTATTTACGAGGCTGCCTCTGCGGACGGTCTTCCTGTATTCGATTTTATAGCCAAAGACCCTGAAATGGCTGTAATGTTCGTTGAAAAATCATACGCAAAATGGCTCAATGTTCTTACTCAGGGTGCAATAGAGGGCCGTCTTAATACCGATAAAGGTGTCATAAATCTTACCAAAAATCAGACAAAAGTTCTTGAAATACGGCTTGAACAGGCAAAGCACGAGCTTGAATTCGTTACTGATTACGCAATGAGCATTACAGGAAACGACGGAAAGAAACGCAACCACCTTTTGCGCACACTTTACATGAACGCCGTAATGCACCGCGATACCAAAGCCCTTATATACCTTATCGACCGTGTAGACGGAAGACCGGGCGAAACTCGCGTGGAAAGCCTCTCTTACGACAATGCTTACAACATCTACATGATTATCCATACGCTGTTTGACAAGCAGCTTACTGTACTTAATGCCGGAAACGGTACGGTACTGGTATGCTGCTCACGAAGGGCCGGGAAATGCTGGGCACCTGATACGCTTCTCCGTACTTACGGCGGAAAGCTTGTACGTGCTGATGAAGTTAAGGTCGGAGACATTCTTATGGGTTCTCATTCCGAGCCTCAGAAAGTTCTTTCTACAACCGCCGGAAGAGACCAGATGTTCAGAGTACGGTCTATAAAGAGAAGTGCCGGAATTGACTTTACATGTAACTCCGTACACGTCCTTACAGTAGTTTGTACGGAAGACTTGAGCAAGAAGAGAGGCGGATGGGAAAAATATTATAAACAGGGCTGTGTTTATGATATTCAGCTCGATGAATTCTTAAAACTTCCCGTTTATGTCCGCAGACAATTTGCCATGTACCGCTCAAGAACAGAGTATGAAGAGAATCCTCATGTTATACCGCCGTATCTTATGGGCTTGTGGCTTGGAGATGGCGATAAGGATAGAATGGCAATAACAATGGGCGTGAACGAGGAAGAAATCCGCCGCTACTGCATAGATTTCGCAAACGAGAACGGCTACACCGTCAAGGAAGATATGAAGAGTGGAAACGGCGGTTCTGGAAGAAGGGTAAGAATTACCGGAAAGAACGGGCTTCTCCACAAGGAGCTTAAGGAGCTTGACGTATACAAGAATAAGCATATTCCTGAATCATATAAGATTGACTGCATTCAGAACAGGCTTGAGCTTCTGGCCGGCCTGATTGATTCTGACGGCTACGTAGACGGAAGAAGGAGCAATCCTGAGTTCGCCGTAACTAATGAACGGCTTGCAAGGGACGTATTCGAGCTTGCCTGCTCACTCGGTTTCCGTGCCTGTTTCAGAAGCAGCGTGAAGAAATATTATTCAGAAGCGAAGGAAAAGCTCTGCTACGTTGACGTATATACAGTCACAATCAAGGGCATGTGCAGCGAGATTCCGACATTGAGACCCCGCAACAAGTGTGTTGATTCAGCTCAGTCTGTCAGCTACAGGTTTGACATTACTCCTGTGGGAGAAGGTGACTACGCAGGATTCACCCTCGACGGAGACGGAAGGCTTCTCCTTGCTGACTATACGGTTACTCATAACTCTCACATGCTTGTTGCAGGTGCGCTTATCGAATGTCTGCGCAAGCCGAACACAACCTGTATTTATATCGGCGAGACAATGGACCTTACCGAAGGTATTGTCGATGACGCGATGAACAAGATTATCGATTCGTGCCATCTGCAGGACAAGAAGGGCAACCGTTTCAACTGGCGGAAAATGGACAATCATTCAAAGCTTCTGGTCCGCGGACTTTCAAACACCAAAGACCCTGACCAGATTCGTGGTAAAGGCGCGAAAGTTATTATCATCGACGAGTTCTTTCACCTTAAATCAGAGCTTCTGCAGTATCTACAGGACGAAGTATTGCAGCCTATGCAGATGGACTATGCTGATGACTATAAGTTCATCTGTGCCGGAACACCGCCGCAGATACGCGGAACATACGGCGAAATGGCTTGGAAAAACTGGGATGTACCGCATTTCCACTGGACTTGGAGAGACAATCCCCACCCTGTTTCTGTTGAAGCAAGGGAACAGTTTGTTAATAATGAAATCGCCAAAAAAGGTCTTACATGGGAAATGCCTGCTGTCCGCCGCGAATATCTCGGAGAATGGGCATACGACGACGAGCTTGTTCTTTACCCGGATTACAAGACATTCAACAAAAAAGAAGCTTTCCCTGCTTGGAAAATATCAAGAGTGCTTATCGGCATAGATTACGGTGTTTCAGACAACGACTGTCTTTTCGCACTGGCTTGGTCAGACGACGAGGGAAGAGGCTACGAACTGTTTGAGACAAAATTCAACCGTCTTGATATTAAGGACAAATCAATTACACAGCTTGAATACCTGAAAGAAAAAGTAAAAGAGTGCTGGATTCTTGCACTCAATGTATTAATGACAGCCCCGGAATCAACATACAATGCCGAATCTTTGAAACAGCTTAACAAGAATATTCTCTGGTCTGCCGACGACAACGACCAGCACCTTACAGACGAGCTTGCCGTAAATGTAAACCTTTCTGAATTCGGCGAGAAATACGAGGGACTTTCCTTGCAGATTGAGAACGCGCACAAGACTGAAAAGAAGATGATGTGGGATAAAACAAACGAGCTTTTCAGAACCGGACGGCTTTTGCTGCAGGAAGGCGGAGACGCAGAGCATGAATGTATCAGTACGATTATGCTCCGCGGCCCGAATGGAGAGGTTTATTCAGAAATCGACGACCGTGCTTATCATCCAGATTTGATTGTAGCTATGCGCTATGCTCTCTGGAATGTTCTCGGTAACAGGTAAATTGGTATATTTTAGAGGTATGAAAAATGAAGCATAATGAAAAAGAACCCGGACTTTTCAGACAGATAATCGAAATTCATTTCGAGCAGGCAAAAAGACGGAAAGCTTTAAGAATACTTTCAAAACAGGTCTGGTCTGTAGAGTTTTTTGAATACCTTATTAAAAAGGCTGCAAAAGAACTTCACCAGAACATTGAAATTGAACTTGAAAGCCCTGCAGGACATAAAATGCGTATGAAAGCTGTAACAGGCGAAGAAAGCCGGTTAAGCGCGGATGATGATATTTTCAATCATCTTGATGATGTTGCGGCAATAAACAGTTTTATCAGGGCTAATACAACTAGGAGATAAAAAATGACCGTAAACGGCGGTGTTACTTATGTATATGACAGAATTCAGCAGGTTGTAAGACCGACACTCTACCCCGGCGAATCAACAGAAGACTGGAAAATTCCGGAGAAAATGTCGAATACTTTCTACCGTCTTAACAGTATCATCGAGAATAAATATTCCCGAGAGTACCTTAAAATCTGTGCCGTATATAACAAACTCTTCAAATCTCTTAAATTCAGAGACAATACCTCTGTTACATATAACGCGCCGCCTTTTACTTGGAAAGACCAAGAAAGAGCTGATACCGGCACTGGTGTTTCTACAAACTATCTCAAGCAGATTATCGACCAAGTAACTTCTCGCTTGGGTTCAGTTCAGTTTGTACCGTATCTGCTTTCAGAGGACCAAAACTACGAATATATCATCTACAAGGACGAAGTTGAAAGAATCCTGCGTATGTATATTACAAAAGACAAGTTCTCGACAAAAAGCATGGAAGCTTTCCATGACGCTTCGGTTCTTTCTTTTGCCTATGCAATTATTGACCCGTTCACAGGCGAGCTTTTTAAGGCAAGCGATTACGAGGTAGGTATCTTTGAAAGCCAGCTTAACAAAGATAAGATTACGCAGCTGCTGTACCGTGATTACGGTTATCCGGCTACTGAAATTGAAAAATATCTCAAGCATGTAAAAGACGTGAAAATGAAACAGGAAATTCTTGAACATGCGGAAAATAAATCCAGCGTGGATTTGTGTATGTTTTTCGATTGTAAAAAGCAAAAGTGTGTTGTTTCAATAGACGGCCAATTTCTGCCTGAATACCCTTATCCTTTTGACAGGGTTCTTGTTTCAGTAATGCGCTGGGATACTGGTTTCAAAACAGTAACTACAACATCTCTTTTTGACCTGCTTTATCCGTTGCAGAGAGAAATCAATAAGATTAATGCAAAACAGCAGCAGCTTATTAGAAACTATAAGGGTTCTACACCTGTTTTCAATTCAGATGTAGAACTTGCTATAAAAGCTATAACAAACGGCACAGGAGAAGCTTTGTATGTTGATTCAAAGCGTCCTCTTGATACGCTGATGACTGTTATCAATCCGACACCGCTCGACCCTGAGCTTCCTGCCACAGTAACAGAATATAAATCTGCGATGTACGAGCTTGCCGGAATCCAGAACGCAAGCTTTGATATGGAGAACATGAAATCAGCCGCAGCCGTCTTTGCCTTAGACCAGACAAGAGACAGTGTATTTCAGGCACAGCTTACTGCTCTTTCGAATTTCATTACTGATTCTCTCAAGCTTTATATCGAATACAATGCCGGATATAAAAAAGACGACAGCCACATGGACTGGGCGGCAGTAAAAAAACTTCTCGATACTTCTTATATCAATTTGAAGCCTGTACATGTAAACGACCCATTGAGCGACGAAGAAAAGACACGTCAGGACCCTATAGACTATACAAAACTCTGCATTGCAAGATGTGTACTGCTTATCGTAAAAGGTAAGATGACTTTTGACGACCTGCCGTATTATATCGACTGGCATAATGTTGCATTAATGCTTGCGGCTACTCTTGTAAAATTCGGTGCGCTCGGAATAGAAGTTCCTGTTTCAGTACACGAATTCTTTGCGGCGGCTTTTGTTGAAGCAATCCGTATCGGTGAGGTAACAATCTAATGGACAACGGCAGTAAGACAGGAATCAATCTTTCGGCAGGTCTTGATGTTCAGACAAGCGACATGCTCGTTCCTGTGCAAGAAAACACTTTCCAGCACAACTGGCAGAAATTTCAGGGCAAATTCCTGCCGAATTCCATTCGTTTTGAGAAAAACGGCTGGGCCGCAGGGTGGTGTGTCTACGATTTCAAATACAGCGGCAATAATGTTGATGTAATCTCTACTGACATAAGAAACCCTCTGAAACCAAAGCATATAGGCAGGATTGACGGTTCTAAGGAGTTTCAGCTGATAAAACAGCAGTGGAACAGCACTGTTGAGGTTGAGAATTTCTGGTGGGTTGACGATACTCATATCCTCGCGCTTGACAGATATAATTTTATACTCAGGAGAAAAAAGAACGAGCTTGACGACTGGAACGGCGACCAGTGGGAAGATGTCTACAGGATTGACCGGCATGGAATTCTTCATGAACCGGCTATGGTCTATTTCTGCGCGAACACTTTCAATACGGCGGATTCTGCCGTTTTCGTTCTTTTGCAGCCGATGAATGATACTACTATTTCAGTAGATATATTCGATGTCCGGCAGAGCATGTCTTTAATCGGCAGAGTTTATTTCCAGATAAGAAAACGCGCGATAAGAACTCAATTGAATGATATTACTCATTCTGCAAATACTGCTTATTTTAATTCTTACTGCGAATTCAATGCTCCGCAAGTTATCAATCAGGCAGAATTCTCAAACACAATGATAGGCAGAAAGCTTATCATCGGCTGCCACATGAACAAGAACTTTGACCAGTGGAGTACCGTAATTAATCTTGATACTTTACAGGTTGAGATATGTTTGCAGGGTTACGGATATGTAGGCCTTAACGGAGACCTTACAGGCGGCGAACTGCCTTATGAGTTCTTTAATGTAACGACAGGTTTTGACGGAACTTTACTGCCTCTTGAGGACTTAAAAACACCGAACTCAGCAATAGACGCTGACGCAAAATTCAAGATTTCAGATGTAAGTGAAATTAATACACTAAACCCTATCGGAAATGGTTCTAAAAAAATATGTATTGGAACTCCCGAAAGACAGTGGTATTTATATCAGAATCCCAATAATGGGCGTATAGAGCTTTCTGCTGTTGTAAGTCATCTTAAATATAATGGTACAGCTTTTTATGCTGAACTTTTACCGATAACAAACAAATATGATGCGGTATATGATTCTCCGTCTTTTAAGTTTCAGCGAATCGGTGATATTTTACTAGAGTTATATTTAACTCAAAACATGATATGTCCAGAAGGGAGCGCGGCTTCTTATATGTTTGCTGCTTTGTGGTTATCTGTAGGCGGTGCGCCTTTAATTCCTATCCTTGCACCTAGATTTACTTCTCTTGTTTACTTGCAGCAGACTGTAGGACAATATGCTTATGTTCATTACAATAGTACCGAAAGTATGCCGCAAAAATATGAAATGGAGCCGGAAAATACAGCCGGTATCAATTTTACAATGGTTGCTAAAAATAAAGAGCATACGGCTTCACCTGTTCTTTCAGATGAATTTACTTTTGACAAACAGATTGTAGAGCAGAAGGAATCTCTTAACTTTGACAATGTTTCCAATGTTCTGGGAATGCTGTTTGTTGCATTTGCATCAAACATACCTTCTCTTGTAAATGACCTTGCCGTAAACGCGACTACAAAGCAGACTTCTGTATCTGACATCGGTAAAAAGTATTTACAAAACTCTCTTGAAAATTTGCAGGAATTTTCTGTTGCTGCGGTATATTCACAGTCACGTGATATTGGTCTTAACAGTAAGGTTGTAGCTATTAAATCTCTTGATATGTTTTATTCAACCAGTGACAAGCAGATGGTTCATGCAGGCCCCGGATTTGTAGAACATCAGTTTGTAGCTGACTGTGTAGCTCAGTCTGCAACAAGCTGTCAGGTTGACGGATATACAGACCAGTTCTCTTTTATTATCAAGGAATTGGTAGAACTTCAAATGCGTTTGATGAACTGGACTTTAGAAAAATTAGTAAAATTTGCAGAAAGTATTTGTGAGCTTTTTGCTTCCAGTCCAAATCCTACTTTTCAGGCAATAGCTGCTGCGTTTACAACTATAATTGAAAGCTACAAGGAAAACGTTCTTGAAAATGATATGCGCAAGGAGTACATTGAAAGCTTTTTTTACAGTCTTACATCTAAAGGTCCTCAATGTCAGCGAGTAGCAACAGTATCAAGACATTCTCTCGATAATGAAGGGAAGCACAGATATGGTGAGAAAAATGAAACATTCATGTATCCCTGTTTCGGTATTCCTTCTGGTGGGTTGTCATATTCTGATGAAACAGTACATGCTTCCATAAAAGAGAGTGTCTGGGCACTTACACTCACAAATAAAAAATTAGGACATGGAGAACAAGGACCGGGAGCAAGTCTTGCTCGGTTTGCAAGAAACATAGGAGACAAATATCCTGACGCATATAACAACGCAGAAGGCTCAGTGCCATACTATACAGCATCTTGTTATGGACAGGTAACAAAACGAGCATTGCCTGCTGACAT